ATGGGATCTAATGGAAAGGGACATCATGGCAAAATACGCAATGAAAACAAAGTCTAAAACAAAAAAATCCAAAAAAGCAGGATCTCGAAAAAGATCTAGAGGTTAAGCATGATAGAGGCCATAGATTTATTTGTTAAACTATGGCCTGTATTAGTGGGTTTGATAGTATTGATAGTCACACTGGCACAATCACATTACAGAATCAAAGTATTAGAAGAAAAAGTAAAGACATTATTTGAATTGGTTAATCAATGGCGAAAATAAATGATATAGATTGGGCAAAGTATTTTGAAAGTATTCAAAAGGTATGTCCATGGAGTTTGGAATCATTTGAAAAAGGCCGTATTGACTTTGTGCCTTACACATGGGAAGGTTTAAATGCCAGAGATGTGAGTTGGCCCAGACTGACTCAACGAGAATTTGATGCAGTGGTGTATTTGATGGCACCAGATGATCCTATGGAATTGGATCTCATATGCGAACAAATGGAATCAAGTCCTTATTGTGTGTATTTTTGGAGTCATCCTGATTATACCAAAGGTGGATTCAATCAAACACCCATTCCAATCATTATACAACAAGACCGTATGAACCTATTAAAGGTTCGTAAAGCAAATAAGAAGCATAAATAACACTAACACAGCAAAACGCTGGAAACAATACCTTAAGGAGGGTTTATACGATGACTGAATCGGAACAAAACACAGTTGAGTCAACTGAGACTCAAACACATGAAACAGAAGCAATGACTTCTGAACAATCAACTCAGGATCAAAAGTTCAGCCAGGAAGACGTGGACAAAATCGTTGCTGACAGAATTGCTAGAGAACGTAGAAAGTTTGAAAAGCGATATGAAGGCGTTGACATTGACACATACAAAGAACTTACTGCCAAGCAGGAAAAAGAACGAGAAGATCGTCTCAAAGCCAAAGGTGAATTTGAAAGGGTTTTGAAAGAAACAGTGGAGAAAAAAGACACCACTATTAAAACTTTACAAAGTCAAATTTCAAACATCAAGGTGGACGGTGCTCTTGTAGATACAGCATCTAAATATCGTGCTATATCACCAAATCAAGTGGTCAAACTGTTAAAAGATCAAGTTAGACTAAATGAAACAGGTGATGTGGAGGTAGTAGATGCAAAAACAGGGCAAACCAGATACGGTGAAGATGGAACACATTTCACAATTGACGGTTTGGTCCGGGAATTTATTACTGAAAACCCACATTTTGTGTCAGCCGGTCCAGCTGGATCAGGCACAACCACAAAAAAAGGTGATTCAGGTGCTGGCGCAACTATAGATATCACTAAATTAGATATGTCTAACGCAGAACATAGAAAGATCTATGCTGACTATCGTAAGAAGACAGGCGTTGGACCAAGATAAACATAAAAGGAGACCATAACAATGGCTAACACATCAGTAATCAACTCGGAATTATATTCCAATCTCGTAACCGCGGCTCAATTTGCGGCATATGAGAATTCAGTTGCTAGACAAATGGCTACAATCTTTGATGCTCCTGCTAACAGTGGTAAAGTTTTACAAGTTCCAGTATGGAGCGCCATCACAGCAGAAAACATCACAGACGAGTCAACTGCAACTGCAAAAGACACAAACACAACTTCAGCATCAATCACACTTACTGAGCACGTGGTTTACCACCAAATCACAGACATGCTAAGAGATTCAGCACAATCAAATGTAATGAATCAATTAGGTGATCAGTCAGGTAGAGCGATTGCAGAATCTATGGACACAGAATTCTTTGCAGAATTTGCCAATCTATCAGGTTCATCAACTGCTATTGCAGTAGCATCATTTGGTAAAGACGACATCATGGACAGAGTGGCAACACTTAGAGGCAACAAATTAACTGGGCCTTTCTATGCTGTTCTCCACCCAACTGCGGCTAACCAAATCAAAAAATCTCTAACAGCAACTGATTCTTACACAGCATCAGGTGCCGTTGCTGACAACATCTTATCTAACTACTTTGTAGGTCAGTTAGCAGGTTGCAGAATCATTGAATCAGCATTGGTTCCATATGCTTCTGGAACAGGTGTTGCAAC